AACCAACTTTAAAACCAGACATCCATCCTGGTTTTGATATAAGCACGCCAAGCGGCTCTCTCATAATGTTGCAAATGCAACCCGCTATCTAGGCACCACTTAATGGCCTTCTCGGCATATGTGTCCCACATATCCTGGCCATGCAGAGACATCTCTCCTAGCATGTGTTCCACACGCCGTTGCATATCACCAGCAGGATCACGGGCGTTCTTGTACCAATAAGGCTCAAACAGGAAACTGTTAGGGTCCAATGGAGCAACCCAACCCAAGTTCGGGGAAACATAATCGCTATCCTCATCCACTACAAACGAGCGTTTGAGAAAAGTGATATCGTCAATACCAGTGTACGGCACCAACTCTCGGTCCTTGTGACCAGAAGTATATGTAAGACCTAAACCGGCCATAGATTCGGCAACTGTAACCTGATTGAACAGCTCACAAATCTCATCATCCACAGATGCTATGTTATCGTCACCAAAGGTGCAAACATATGCATGATCCCACATGTCGTATGTATGCACCCTAGCAACGTAACAATGCGCCAAGGATATTAAGGAGTACATGGAGTTAACGATGGTAGTCAATGGATGTCCGCTGGGCAATGACTTATTCCACTGAACCACGTACTCCAGAGAATTACCCAGACCAGTTAGATGGCGCGAATGCACCAAATCCATCCAAAGTATCTCACGCACTAGCTCGTCCTCCTCATTCCAATCCTGGTCCTTCCTGTACCACTTCTGAATGTAGTCCAGGATCGCCTCATGGAAATAAGGTTGCTCACTTGAATCAAAACGAGAAAAGTCTCCGTCAAACATCTTGGTGCCCGCATTCAGCAGCTTCTCTGCCAACAGGCCCCACTCTGTATAGTGGTTAATACCAGGAGCCATCCCATTCTCAATGTAAGTAGCAAATGTGGATGCCATAAACGCACCGAAATACATGCGGCACGCAATGGTGTAATCCACTTCTGTGCCAGCAATAACCCTGGTTGCAACTGACTCAACCTTCTTCAAAGGCCGCAATTCATCCTTTAGGAAATCCACGCACACATGCAACAGGCGCACACCTTTGGTTGCCTGGTAAATCAAATGATCCACATCTTCCCTAAGGATCTTCATTCCGTCTGAATCCCATGTGATATCCCCTTCATGACCCAATGCCCAAGTCTTTCCGGGGTTCTGGGGGGTAGCAAACTGAGCATACTTATAGCCAGCACTAGTCTTCCTATTGAGAGGTTTCAACTTCCAGTGCGCTGGAGGCTCTATAGCCTCTTCAAACGTCAACACGTTCCTAGGAAAGTTGTATGTAACCTCCCAGTGCTTCTTCATCGCCATACTCACCACTGGCTTTAAGTCACTTGGATTCTTGTACAGCACGGGAGTTTGGTAAGCCTTTAGCCCATTAACCATAGGATACACACGCTCGTCATCTATCATCACAGGCTTCAGAATAGCAGGCGCAGAAGGCGCACTACCAAATAACTGATCCTGTTGCATCTCAGAGGCCATAATCTTGGTCTGTGTGCCTATGTTAAGAGGCTTGTCCACTCGGCCAATAATCTCAAAACTACCGGCCAATAACCCGCTGCTCTCCAAGAAGGCTTGCTCATCACCTGTTATAGGCTTAATCGTCTGCTCAGATAGGCGGCCATCTTCACCATACCTCTCCTTGCAAACCTGCAATTGGGTCACCATCGCTGCAACGACTTCTTGTGTAACAATGGTACCATAGCCCTCACGAGCTAAAACAGCATCTCTGCCGGCTGAGTGTAATGCCATAATGCAGCGATTGCCAAAATTGGCAATATTGTCCAACATTAAAGGGGCACCACAATGGCCAGGCCGCGTAGCAATGCGATACTTAACCACTCCAGCAAGCCTCTTGCCGCTAGCAACAACACCATCTCGGACATACTCCGTGGTATTACTTGTGTAGATAGTCCTATCGCGTACGGTTTCACTGTTCTGTGTCCCCTTCACGACCTTGGAATCCACCACATAAAGGCGACTCGCCATGTTACTTCCTCTCAATATGCTAGCAATCTCTCGCTCCTGCAAAAAGAGGTGGCAAATGGACTTAACCATCTTCAAGCCAGAGCGCCCCATGGAAACAGCCATTAGGTCAAAACCCGTAGCTGCTACGTGCCGCAACTTCAAAAAGTCGCGCACACTCATGTCCATAGTGACAGAAGATGTGGACTTGCACAATTTAAGGAATGAATCCCTATGGTTGTTCAACAAATCCTCTCTGAAATGAAGCGGCAAAATGAAA